AATTATGTGATGATGTTATAGGGAAAAAATTTCCCACCCACTAGGCACCGGTGCAGGGCACTGCCTGACAGACTATAGGGTGCCGGGCCTCTGGTGATACTGTGGGCCTGTGCTTTCTGGTGATCATCAGCAGATAGCAGGCCAGGAGTTAGCACTCTCAACTATAGAGTGATAAATTTAATAAGTTGATGCAAAAGTATTGAATATCATACTATAGTATGATAGTATATAGGTAAAGAAAGGTAGGCCTGCAGGATCAGCCAGGCCAAAAGGTGAAAACATGACTTATAACTATGAAATGAACGTAAAGGCAGATGTAAAAGAATGGATCATGGATAACATGACAGAAGAAAGCATTAAAGCTTATGGATGCCGTTATGATTTAGAAGAGTATCTCCAGGATACATTATGGGCAGAAGACAGCGTGACAGGCAACGCTTCCGGTTCTTATACCTTCAGCACATACGAGGCAGAAGAAAACTTATGTCATAACCTGGATTTATTAGGAGAAGCCCTCCAGGAGTTCGGATGCGGTCCTGAATATCTGATGGAAAAAGGCCCTGAGGCCTGTGATGTAACTATTAGATGCTATCTCTTAAACCAGGCCATAAGTGAGGCCCTGGATGAGATGGGCTATGATGATATATATTTTATGGATTAAAGCACAGGCTGACAGTTTCAGCCTTGAGGCCTGCAGGGCGTAGGATCCTGAAGACCTCAAGGGTGCAAAAGTCACCCGGAGGTAAAATAAATGGAATATAGAGACGATTATGAGTACATTGGTATTATTGAATTAGAAAACGGAGATTATTTTCATGTGGTAAAATATGCCACTGAAAACGGCTTTTATTTGGATGCAGGGACAGCCACTAACACGTGCTTTTATCATCATATCGGATTGAATGTGATAATGATGATAATATTGATGTCGCATTATCTGAGCTGTATGAAAGAATTACTGAAGGCCAGGAGATAACAGAATGAAAACACCAGACTATAAAACATTGCTTTACATGCATGGCTTAGGGGCTCCGGTTGATGAGCTTATACAGGCCAGGCAGTACAACGCTATTAAACGAAATATAGAAGCCCTGAGCGATTATGAATTGATGTATTATCACTGTAAGCTTTTAAAGATGCCAAGGGGCACATATGACCGGACAGGCCTTATTATGGCCATGTTTCACAACGCTATAACAGAGTATGAGGCCATGCAGAAAGACCGCACAGAGGCCAGAGAAGAGGCCCGGAGACAGGAAAACAGACGGCAGGCCATATATAAAAGCATCATTATATATTGGGGCCTGCTGTGCCTGGTTGCGGTCCTGCTGTGCTTCTTTATGTGGCTTTTCTGGAGGTGATCAGGACAGGTAGGGAAATAGTTGAAAGTTCAACCAAATAGCAGACTCAATCACAGAGTGATAGTTGACCATTCAACCATTTGGCAGAGTCAACCATAGAGTGATAGTTGAACATTCAACTACTTTGGCACACCTGGGTCTGTGGTCACTTTTTGGCACACTGCCTGGGAGAAATTCAAATTTTAAAAAGTCAGACAGGCCTGCAGGCTGAGAAAGGAAGGGATGTTTTAAGGATCAGATGATACAATTGAAATAGAAGGGCATTTCTGAATCAGGATGCCTTAAATGGAATTTTCCACCCACAATTCAAAAAGAAACAGGAGGTAAATGTATTTTGGAAAAGGAAGTGAACACAAAGATCATACTGCTTGATGAAGTAAAAGCCATGATCAAAAACCAGATCCTGGAATTAGAGCATTCCACCAACAGAGATAACTATATGCGGATGCTTGAAAGGAAAATGGGAATGCAGATCATTCTGTGCAGTGTAGCAGACTTGCAGTTCAAATTAAGAAGGGAGGCAGAAAGTGAGATATCAGGAACTTCTGGATCTTGTGGGAAAAAGAAATAAAGTACCCACATCGGTAATTCTCGGAGGCAGAGAATACAAAATTGCTGTAGACAGGAATGGAGATGTAATTGACTACTATTGCGGAGGTGAAGCCCTCTCGGAAAATATGTCAAATTATTATCTGCAACAGCAGACACAGATTGAACTTACACCTGTGAATCAGGTCATTTAGGAGGAATATGGAAATTAGAAGGCTCTTATCATCAAAACAGGAATCAGCCAGGTTTGATAAACTGCTGTTCTTGAACTGGGAAACGGGAAAGATGAAAATGGATCAGGTCATAAAGTTATTCAGAAGGAATAATCTTGTTGATGAAGATGTAGACATCAATGAAGCAGAGATGGAAACATGGCTCAACAGCCTTGGATACAGAAGGGAAGGGAAATGGAAACAAAATCAATGATTGTTGAAACGGACATGAAGGGCAGAAGGAATAAGAAGATCATATCTGTCATTCAGAGTGCCATGAAGGAAACTGTTGATGTACTGTACAGGACAGGATATCTGGATCCTCACCATGAAGTTGTTGAAATGGATATCCGCATTAAGTCAGATGTACCAGATTAGATGCCTGAATCTGCTTACGGACCGGGTGTTTGAGAAGGAATTTGAATTTTATGAAGACTTCAGAAGATTTCTCAATCGTTGCAGATTCTCAAAGAAAGTGAAAGTCATATCCTGGTGGAAGTATTAGAAAAGGCCACAGCAGTGACCTTTTCTTTTGATCCTAGGAGGCTCTAAATGAATATACCCATATTATATCACAAGATCATGACAGTTGCCCCATCCCATTCCAGGAAGAGAACTCCCTTAGGCTTTTTCTTTTCTACATTGATCACCATTCTTGTATCGGAACTGATGGATCCATTGGAGAATGTCATATTGAAATACATGTGTTTTGTTACACTGTATTCCCCATCTGATTCCCTTCTATACCTTAGTGTCTGTGACTTGGTTGCCCTCTGATAGATCACTCCATCCACTACATAGGAACTGTAGGACCATCCTGTGTTTGCTACTCGTTCAAGGCCAGGATAGGTATTCCCTCCGGATGCGGATTCACCAACAGGGATCCCTTCAATCGTGATCGTGAAAGGGAAGTCAACATAATCTTCTTCTGCTCCCATTGTCTTTGTATAGGAAGCAGGCGAAATATAGATCGTTGGTTCTTCCGGTTCAGGTCCAGGTCCTGGTTCATCCAGGTATTTATTATGTATATATCCTATGAAGGTGTTTGTATAGTTATGATCATTGCCATCATTATCTGTCCAGACTCCCATATAGGATCCCCATGAAGGATAGTCTACTGTCCTTATGCCAAATTCTCTTGAAGATCCGTATGTTTCTCCATAAACTGAATAGGAAACAGTAAGTTTATTTCCATTTATAGCTTCTACTACTTCAACATGGCCATAGGTACCGCCTCCCCATACAAGGATGTCTCCAAGGTGTATATCAATTGCTCCTGATGTATGTGTGTATTCAGGCCATGAGTTGTAAATCCAGTCTTTTCCGTTTCCGGGTGACTGTGTAATATAAAAATCATCATGGATATTTCTGCCTGCTATTTCAGATGTTCTGCCATAGGCATAGCCTGTACAGTTTCCTCCATAATCGTTGTCTGCAAACAGCCATCCAAAGCGGTTGTATGTATTCCAGGATCCGTAATATCCGGATGCTGTAGGCTGTGTATATCGTGGTGTAAATGCCATACTATTCCTCCTTTAAAAGAAGCCTCAGAACTTGTCCAAGGCTTTCTTTATTTCATTGACTGTCTGTGATGTAGCCTTCAGGGAACTGTCCAGCACATCCGATATGAAGCTTCTGATCTTTTCATTGTCTCCTGTCTCATATCTTTCAGCATGAAGGAATACCTCTTCAACGTTGGCAATGTATCCTCCGGGAACATGGAACCAGACATAGCCATCAATTTCCTCTGTCATGTCAAGGACCGGAATGATCTGATTTCTTTCCTTGACCTCAATGACTTCCCCTTTCAGAGAAGGTGTCCTTCTCATGTTCATCCTGCAGGTCAGATAAATGCTATTCACTTTCCAGCTCCGGTATTTCCTGTGCTGAGACAAGAGTACCATAGCCATAGGTAGGTGCCATGAGCTGATCTACTTTTGTCTTGGCTGATGCCAAATCTTCTGCCTTCACCTGTACAAAGATCGGAGGCTTGATCTCATCTCCCTTGCTGTCAGCAAGTTTAAAGGTAAAATTCATCATTTCTTTTTCCTTCCTTTCTTCTTTTCCTTCTTAGGTTCTTCCTTCCTTTTCTCAATCAGAACCGGAACAGGGATTCCTGCTCGCATTACGATCTTAAAATCAAGATTACTCATGAGAATTGTTCTCCAGAATGGTTACCCTTTTATCCAATTGGTTTACATCTGCCCTCAAGGTTGATATCTCCGATACCTGCTTGTCCAGAAGATCCAATCGGTAGTTGGTCAGCGTTGCATAGCTGACTACACCTATAAGAGCACTGAACAGGGGAGACAGGGCCTGAATCCATTGAAGCATGTTAGCCTCCGATGTGGGAATCATCAGGATCCGCAATCGTGATAATGGTCTTATCCTTCATGTAGTTCTTTGATGCCTCATTCAGCACATATGCCAGGAAGGTGGCACATGCTCCAAAGGTAATGGAAATAGCCTTGTAGTTGGGAATGTTCCAGGCCTCACCTACAGTCAGGACCAGTGTTGCCAGTCCTGTCAGAACAGGTAATACCCATCGTTTCAGAAGATCATACGTATTGTTTTTCATAATATCCTCCTTACTGTGACTGTCTCTGTCTCATGCACAGAATGTATACAGTTACTTGAACAGTCTGCTGACTTCCATGATTCCACACCCTGCAGGATACAGAATCCCTGCTTCCAAAGGTAGGTGGAATTTCACATATTGAAACATCAGAAGATCCTGTACTCATACCGACAATAAACAGAGGTGTATAGTTGTTAGGGAAAATGACAGGTTTAGGAATGGTTACCCTTGTTCCTGCATTGGCCGCAAGTGTTGCTTCAACATAGGCTGCAACAAATCCTAATTCATGACTGCCAAGAGCACTAACAACAGGATTGTTTGAAATATCAGAAATAATGCTGTCAAGGGCCGTAACTGTTGTGCCCTGTGCAGTTACTGTATCATCAAGGTCTGAAACGGATGTTTCAAGATTCTGTACATTCCCATTGGTAGTAGACAGTCCGGTTTCAAGCGTTCCGATCCTTGAAGTATTGCCTGTTACTGTATCTTCAAGATTACTCAGGCCTGTATTAAGATCAGTGATATCTGACTGCATATCAGAAATGGAAGCCGTATGGCCTGCTACAGTAGAGGATAACTGGCCAATATTGGTGTTGATGTTTCCAACAGAAGTCTGCAGGGTAGATACAGCAGGCTGTAAAGCACCAACATCTGTCTGAAGATCAGCAACATCATCCTCCAGGGATTCCAGTATCTGCTGTGTGTTCTGAGGAACATTGGCAAGCTTATCAATGATATATTCCATTGCATCATCAATGCTCAGATAGGATATATCGGCAAGGATAGGGCTTGTTAAAGGAACAGATCCATTTACAGGAAATAACTGTTCTGTGCCATCCAGATATGACTTGAAGATCAGGTCAGGATCAATGGAAGTTTCTGTTTCAGTAGCCAATTCATAATAGAGATAGACTCCGCTTAAACTTGATTTAACAGATTCTGCCGTTGATGTTGCTAGACTCTCATCATAAATAGAGAGTCTTTCTGCGGTTGAAGATACGGCAATGCCATCTCCTACATTTGCATTAAAAGAGTTATTCCATGTGAACGCTTTATACTTATTCGTTAAGATGTTTGCCGTTGAAGATTGTGCCTCGGCAAGTTTAATGCCGTTTACAGTTGCATTCCATCTGCTTTTGCCACTAACGGCAGTGCTTGAACTTGACCAGTCCAGCGTTCCCAAATCTACTGCACCTATTCTAGTAATAGCCTTACTCTCTGTTAATTCATCATACACACTTCCGGCACTCTTCATTCCTGTAGGAAAGTATGTTGATATAGGAAGGCTTATCGTTTTCTCTTCAAATGGAGTATAAGAGGTTTCTGTTGTTCCTAACTCTAACTGAATATTAGAGAATGTGACATCATAAGCAGTAGTCTTGTTGCCTGTTCTTGCAAAGGATAAATAGCAGTTTGGATTGGCTTCGGCATCAATGGTAAACGAATAATGTCCATCATTGGAAATAGCAAGTGCTTGTCCACCACTGAGGAAAGATGCACCTTGTCTTAAACCTACTGTCCATTGTGTATCTAAACCTTTTACATCAAAGGACAATCTGTATTTACCTTTTAGGAATGTATCTGTGAAGACAGGACTGCCATAAAAGTTGAATCCGGCATATTGAGAACCGCCACTATATACGGCTCTAATCGTTCCTTGTGTTTTTGTAAGAGTTAATCCTTGATATGATGTTGTGGCTACTTGTGTATCGAATTGGTTTTTGCTTACTGTCTTTATTCCTGTGCCGTTGAATGATAACAGTTCTCCTGTATTGTAAGAGTAATATGGCAATGGGAAAAGCTTGGTGAATTCAGCTACTGATGTTGGCTCGTTGCCTGCTCCGAACATAGCAGTTAAGTCAATGCACATGAAGTTTCTTAACTGATACTGGTCACCTAACTCATAACCATCCATGCTTGTTGTAAAATAGCAAAGTGTAAGCGTTTCATCACCACCGATAACTACTGTGTGTAAAGCATTGACAGTCTGCCATACATTTGCAGGAACATTTCTCAAATCACTAAAGATATATTCTGCGCCTGTTCTGTTGTTCTCACAAGCGAAAACTCTTGATGTTATTCTAGGTACTTTAAATTCATAATGTACTAATATTTTATGCCCTTGGACTAGTTTTACAGTTCCATAATTTTGATATGTGGTAGACAATGTGTTAATTAAAGTAGCTGTGCCTATGTTATTGGAAACAGCTAAAGAAGACCGACCACCACCCTGTCCATAGCCTGTTATGCTTTCAAAGTTCCCATTCTGTATTAACTGATTCCATACAAGCGTATTGCCTTTGATCTTATCAAACCTTGCCAGACCATCCTGAATGGCAGGACTTTCTCTGTAGGTAAAGCTCTGATCAATCAAAGCCTGGGAAGTTTTGATCAGTGCATCCATTTCTTCTTTTGAAGCTCTGGAAGTGTCTGAAGGATGCACATGGTCTCCTCTGGAGTATACATTCTGTGAACCTGCAGAAGCTGTGCCATCCATCAATGGTGCTGATGTGGAAGGGGATACTGTTCCAAGCGTACCTGCCTGTACCCATGCTGACTGAGAAGAGGACCAGATATAAAGGATATAGTTTCCTGCACTGCCTACCTGGTATGCATCTCCTGGCTGTCCTGTTGGATGTGCTGACTGTAAATCAGCAAGAGTAGCATAGACATCTAGGATCTGCAGACCGCTTCCTGTTTCGCCCTGAGGACCCTGTGGGCCAGTCTCACCTTTAAGTGACATGGAGGTATAGGTATTTCCATCACTTAAAGTGATAGTCATCGTATAGTCTGAATTGAAGGAAATGGATGTAATGCCCACACCCTGTTCACCCTGAGCACCTGGAACCATCGTGAACTCAAAATTGACGGAATCATCAGTCCATGTCAATGTGACATCCGGCTCACTGCCTTCCACAACAGAAGCAGACAGATTGTTTACAAAGTTCTCCCATGCTTCCGATATCTCATCCTCATTGGAATAAATCTGATTGAAGGCTTCCTTGAAAACAGACATCAGCCTGAGCATCTTGCAAATCTGCTCATAGTAGGTCTTGCCATCGGAAAAGAAGTATTTGTTCTGATTCTGTGGCTTGTTCATAGGGTCCTTTTCCCAGTTGATGATATCCCCATAAACATCCGCATATTTAACAAAAGGATCAAATCTGTCCATATTTACCTCCTTTAGTACATCAGATAGAACAGGTCTGCCAGTTCATCTGTTATCATCTTTTCTATATTAAGTATAACATCCTGATAGTCTTTTACCAATTGTGCATTGTTCATCTTTGAAAGATTACCCTTGATGTCACGGATGATCTTGTCCACCTTGTTCTCGGATCCTGTATCGGAAGACTGATAGGAAGAATCATCTTCACGCTTGGATAATGTCTTTGAATTGTCTGAAGATGAACTGCTTGAGTTGTAGTCATTTTCAGAGGTGTTCTTGTTGGTGTTCATGGCTGACAGATAGGACAGCTGGATCTCATCTCCTGAATCAACGGCAGAGGCCATGGCCTGCGGTGTATTGGATTGTTTATTCACATCCTTGCTGACAGTGTTGTCCACTCCATCCGTATTGGAAATGGAACTTGAATCCGACACGGAATCTGACTTTGATGAACCGCTTGTGACAGACTCGTTTGTTTTGATCGTGCTCTTGTTTGAAACAAGGTCCTTTGTTTCCTTGAGATGGTATGGATCAAGAATGTCTGATGCCATCAGCTGTATCTGGGCATCATAGAAGGCCTTGTACTTAGGCATGATGTCCTGCATTCTTTCCTTGAGGTACATGATCCACCGCATCATAGAATCACAGCAGATGTCTCTTGTGTAATACGATTCAATGATGTGCTTTTCCAGATGCTCCTTGTCTGATTCATCCCCATAATAAGGATAGTCAAAGTAGAATATCTCCGGTCTTGCATAGGCAATCTGCTCATCTATCCTCTGCAGGCCTTCCTTCCATGTAGGCGGTTCAAGCTGATCAAATTCTTCATCCGGATGCCCATCCATCCAAATCTGCTCAACAATGGAACAGACAGGAATGGTATATCCCTGGCCAACAATGATATTATTCCTCTTCATTGGTTTCCTCCTTCTGCTCAGCCTCTTCCTTCTCACTCATATACTTTGGCACATCAATGGAGACATTCAGGCCAAACATTTTATTGATACGCTCAATGGCATCTCGTTGCGGTGCCATCCACATTTCTCTGCCTACTGCAATCTGTTCCATCATGGCATTCATTTCACCGCTGATCATTCTTTCACGCTTCTCAACAGAACCTGAAATGCCAAAGACATTGAAAAATTCATTGATCACAGTTTCCTTTTCCTTCTGAAGATTCAGGATCTCCGATGCGGATACCTTAAAGTCCATTACCTGCAGTGAGGTGTTGTCCAGAAGTGACTGATCAGGAAAGACAACATAATAATCATCATCATACTGTGCCATAAGCGTTGCGATGGATTCCTTCTTCTGTTCAGTAGTCTTGAGCATCAGAGGATGCTTCATGGCCCTGGTGTTCATCTTCAATGCGACATCAAGCTCAGCCAGCTTGTCTGCATATTCTGCAATATAAGGTCTGGCAGAGCTCCTGACCTTATTGGCATAGATGATTATGCATTCTTCTCCCACTCTTAATTCAGGAAAGATGATGCCTTCCGATACGTTCTTGCTGATAGGCTTGGCATAGGTTGGATACCCATAGGGATCCACCCCGGTCAAAGCACCTTCAAGGCAGAAGAACTTGTCAAGGTCCTTATCCTTAAAGAAAATAGCATACCCACCAAGCATGACCATCTTGGATACGGCATTCATGTTGATCTCATCAGGCATTCCCTTGTAGGGAAACATGTTGCAGGCAAGATCGGAAAGTCTCATTTTCCATAGCCTTGTGTAGTAAGGCTTGGTCATGTACATGCCCTGTCTCTTAGTCTTTTTACCCATTATTTACCTCCTAAATTTCATTGTTGCTTCTGGAATAGTCACCGATGTAGTCACCATGCCAAAGTGTAATACCTTTGATGAAGATGTCTCTGATCTGCATAAGGTCATCCATCGGAATATTGCCATAGACATTAGGTTCTGTCATCTTGATGTAGTTCCATGACTGTCTTGTCCTGAACGATGGTACCTCCAGGCGGTTGACCTTGTAGCCGTACTGCTTGAAGTATTCTGACAGCTTGTTTGCGTATTCCGGATAGATGGTCTTTCTGATCAGATACAGCTTGTCACAGTTATTGGCCATATTGAACAGATAGTCACCGCCAAGGGATTTGGATGTTGGAGGGATCTGTTTGGCATCGTTTTTCTTGGCCATGACAGATGCCACAGCATTGCCATAATCTGTAGTAGCTGAATAGTATCTGTTCCAGTATTCAGATGAAGCTTCCTTGCCTGACTGGATATAATCGGCAATTCCTCCGACAGCACCTGCGATACCTGAACCGATGCTTCCTGCACCTCCAACCATCATTCCTGCTGATCCTACCAGGGATCCTATAACGCTCATCAGACCGCCTGTGATGGTATTGTCAGCCACACTTGCAATGTCCTTTACACCTTCTGCGGATCTCTTTGACATTGCAGTCTCATAGGACCTGTAGGCATTGTCCAGATTTGTCAGCTCTGAATACCTTGCATTGGATTCTGCCACTCTGAGTGAATTGGAATTGGCCTGCATGTAGGATGCCGTATAGTCATCAGTAATCGGCAGGTTGGAATTGGATGAATCCGCAAGGCCGTTCATCATGTTATATCCATTGATATCGGACATGTAGTTCCTCAGGGCATATACCATCTTATTTACGGATGATATCGTTCCAAAGGCTCCTATTCTAAGAGGATTCCCTGTTGCACGGTCTACCAGGTATTCCATCTTGACTACCATGGAATCACCCCTCTTGGTAGTCAGTTCCATAAATGAATAAGGAAACATCAGCAGTTTGGATTCCGTATAGGAAGGGAAACCGCCATAGATCGGCTGATCATCTCTCAGATCCACAGGAACGATGAAGTCATTTACAGCTGATACAAGACTTGTAAAACGGAATACATAGTTTCCTGTAGTCAGACCTCCGGTAAGCGTTACAGTTGTGATCGGTGCATCAAAAGACAGATCAATGGTATCTCCGCTTTCCGTATAGGTGATTCCTCTGATCGGAAGGAACGGATAGAACACAGCAGAACACAGGGAATTGACCAGCGTTGTATCTGTCGCAAACAGCCTTAACGCTTCACCTGCATCCAGGATGGTTCTGCCTCCACTTGTGAATGTTATGATCCTTTTCTGATTGGTTGAGATAGGCACAAAGGTGTAGATGATGCCTGTAGGCATGTTTCCGATATTCCGTACACCTGAGCTTCCTATCTTGGTTGAACCAAATACGATCCATCCGACATCAGGGATCTGTTCAAATTCCTTTTCCTCAAGGACAAGATATTCAGATCCGTATTCCATTCCTTCCGGTTCCGTATTGATTACAGGGATCTGATTACCCTGGCCATCCTGTGTCCATCTCTGTGTATGTTCCCTTTCAACAAAAGATTCTTTCCATACCATATTGAACAGATAGGTCTGATAGACATCAAGAACATAGTTGATCTGTGAAACTCCAGGATTGATGTAGTCAATGGATGTAACAAATGCATAATACCATTTTGTTGAATAGTTCCTGTTCTGCCATCTCAGATACTTGCAGTCTGCAATCTCATCAGCCTGGTAGGGAACCTGAATGGTATTTATATTCTTCCTCTGATATGTGCCATTCTCAAGAGTGAGAAACACCTTGCTTTCAAAGAAGTCCTCCTGCTGATCAAGATTTCTGAAATAATACTGATGCGTATATGAGATGTCTATATCAACATTTCTGATAAGCTCAATTTTCCCTAAAGGTTGAAAAGTTGCCATTATAGACCTCCTTATAACTTAATATCATTATAGCAAAAGTAAAAAGGCAGGTCACCCTGCCTTCTTACCGAAAGGTATTAAATGAAAGAACACAGCCTTATGCGACAGTGATTGTCTTTGTAGCAAAGACAGTATCATCCAGTACGGATGTTGCCTTGATCACAAGGGATGCTCCTGCAAACTTGGAACCTACTACCAGGTTACCGTTCTGGTTGATGGATGCATACTGAGGTGCACCCTGGATCTCCCATACAACAGCCTGAGACTGAACCTTGTCACCGCTATTGGCACCTGCCACTACAGCAGTATATGTGGTAGCTTCCTGTGAACCCTTGGTCACAGATGCAGAACCTGTGATGGTTACGGAGGCCGGATCAGCAAAGGTATCAGCAACAAAAGCAATTGCATGATAGAACGGAGAACATGCCATGATGCCCTGGTGATGATAGTAGTAGTTGGTAGTAAGATGTCTTGCATTGACACCTGTAGAAAGGATATCTCTGTAGGTATCATAGTCCTGGATAAATTCCTTATCAATCAGAAGGGCCTGTACATTGGCCATGTTGTCACCTGAGAATCCAGGAACTTCAACAACATTGCCCATGAACTCGGTCTTGTTCATGTTGAAGGCCTTGGCCAGTACATCAACATCCAGAATTGCATTGATCTCCGGTGTTACAAGCAGGTACATATCTTCAGGTCTTGCCCAGTTAAGGACGCCCTTGGCATTGTATGCTCTGGTAGGGAATCTTAAGCCCTTGACTACCGATCTGACAGCCTTGACCAGAGTCTTTGCGGTTGTTTCATCGGTAACTTCAGAAACAGGAACCTGATAGTAGAGGTTCTGTCCATTGACATCGGAATAGTTTTCCAGAAGTCTCATTGTCAGGGAGAAGTCATCAAGTTCATCTCCATTGTATAACTGCCTCATGATGCCTGAAATGAACTTGTCCAGTTCTCTGTAGGACATGAAGGCTCTTCTGATCACTCTTTCATTGAGCGTAACAGGATATACGCATTCTCTGTTGATCTTGTAGAATACTACATCCTGATCAGGCTTGAAGGTCTGCCATACATCACCCGGATTGTCATTAGGAACTTCTGCTTCATACAGCATTCCCTTGATCGGCTCAATATAGACATCTTCAATGGTATCTCCAAACTCCATCCAGCCTTTCTTGAACATCTTGAGCGGAGACTCAAAGTTTCTGTAGTTTACATTGACCAGGCCGATGTGGTTGATCAGTGAATACAGGAACTCGTTTGCACCCGGTTTGTAGTTCATCAGGGCATTGCCAAACTGTGCCAGATCGGCATCAGTATCAAATAAGCCCTCAATTCTGTTCTGGAACTCGGCAGACATATCGGCATAGGTAGCCCTCATTACATCCTGCCATGTGGTTCCATCCTGTAAACCCTGTAAATTGTTGTCAGGCATTTTGTTTTCCTCCTTGTTTAGTTTCTGTTGCGGTAGTCAGGAAGGATCAGATCATCAAACGTGACTGTCTTTTCTTCCTCTTCATCATCGTTTCCCTGATTGTTGTCATCAGGTTTTCCATCTTTTGAAGCAAACAGTTTTTCAACAATCCTGGATTTCAGATCCTCATGATCCTTATTGGCCTTTTCCAGTGCCTGTTGCAGTTCCTGAATCCTTGCATCCTTGGATGAGACTTCATTGATCACATCCTGGATATCATCTGCTGAATACTTTGCGTTCTCTGATGTATCAGTTGCCAGTTCTGACATCAAGTCTTTAAAAGTCTTTGGCATATCTTTACCTCCATTCTAAAGTAAATCTTTTAACAAATCAATTCCAATTGCCTCAAGAAAGGCATCAACAGTTTCAAAGCCCAGGACCCTTGCAAAGATCACGGCATTGTAAACCTTGATGGATCCTACATCATACTCGCCTGAACACAGCTTGTACATCCTTGCGTTTGAATACTGACATTTCTTGGCAAAGCTGTAAATGCTCATTCCTCTTGAGTTGATCAGTTCCAGAAGCTTCTGTCCTTCTTTCTGATATTCCATAAATCCTCCCTTCTATCTTACTCCCAGCAACATGAACAGATCGTACATGTCACTTCTTATATACATGTCTTCATAGAACAGGTATCCGTTCACAAAGGCACGCTTGAGCTCATTGTTTACCCTGAGCTTCTTGTCTGTTATCAGCATCATGTTTGGCTTGTAGTCTTTTGTGGTGTAGCAGATGGTGTTTACATCGTTGTTTATCCGGTTTGATATCACAAATTCAAAATCCACAGGATTGAACCAGCACCCATAGGTTTTATCCTTCCACTGAATATTGAACTGAAGGACTCCGTTTTTAGGTCTTGGCTTGATGAAGTCCTCCGATACATCCTCAAAGGTGTTCTTAAATGCCATTTCCTCATAGGCCGTTCCCTTGATCATCTGGCCAAACCTTGACTCCGATACCATGTCCTTGTAGGCCTCATTCTCATAGATGTTCAGAAGAATGGTGCCGTTCTGAATGAGCTGATATCCTCCATCCATCGGTGTGAACTTGAAGAATGTGAAATACGGATTGGCCCAGTTTATGGCATTGGCCAGGCAGATGCACCTGCAGTTGTCTCTGTGCCTGAATACTGTATTCATGTAGTTGTACAGCTTGGCAGGCTCATTGGGAAGATAATGCTGATACCCCTTTTCAATGATGAACTCATCAAAGATGATGAAGTCATAGTCATCATAGGTAACTGACTTCTTTGACTGCTGAATGGTCAGATAGGAAGCCTGACCGCAATGTTCTCCATCCACATAGAACTGCCTGCCATCTACAGTGAACTCATGGTCCTTCATTTTTGGATCATCCTGGATCTGAGTGAAAAATGTCTTCAGATCATCCCCATTCACTTCTTCCTTGAATCTTCTTAGATATATGAACTTCTTTCCGGTTTTAAGAAAATGGTTTACAGCCCACAGTTTGGATCCGTATGTCTTTCCGACACCTCTGTATCCAACAACAAAGTTGAGCATGGCATTGTAGGAAAGGACCCTGTTGATATCAAACCATACGCTCATAGAAGATCCTGTTTCCTCATGATGTCAAACACCATTGTCTCCAGCGTATGATCATGAGCTTTTGACAGTGATGAATACGGAATGGAGATGTCCAGGGCATTTCCGTTTGTATCCCTGAACATGAACACCACAGATTCATTTTCTGCATCAAAGATCGGTGCAGAAGCCCAGGATATCTTTTTTGAAAAACAAAGGATCTGTCCTATCACCACACATATCTTTTCATAAATGTCTATCATTCTTTTTCTCCTAGCCACTTGATAAACTTGCTTTCACATTCCTCGCACAGAACTACATCCTTGCAATAGTGTTCACCATTCACGATGTTGTATTTGCTGATGTAGAAATAAGGTTTTTCATATTGTTCTCGGGTCATCTCTTTCCCACATTTGTCGCAAAAGTATTTCTTCATTCTGTTTCTCCTTAATATCATTCTACCATATCATTCTAAAATGGAAAAGCCACCCCTGTTGGAGTGACTTTATCCAAATCAATCAGTGCAAGTGTTCATGCAGTCATGCCTACCTCACCACAGGTACAGATCAGACAAGAGGTTACAAACCTTGGTTCTTATCTCCCTTAAACATGATAGATGCATTACACCTACAATTTGATTATAGCATCACTCCACAATTTTGTTAATTTCAAAGTCCTTGATCGTAAACTCCGTGCTTACCAGGACCACACCGCCTTCAACATTCTTAGGCACAAGCTTGCCATCCTCCGAGAAGCCTGCCTTGAAATTGTCATAGGTGACCTTCTGCTTTATGGCATCGTTCATTCCTGCACATTTTACGTTCAGATGATAATACTGGCCATCCCTTTCATAAATCAGAGCATCAGGCTCTTTCTCTTTCAGGTTTGCCTCATACTTCTCCTTTGTTGTCAGCTCTTCTTCCACATAGGCCTTGGCCTTCAGGAATCTGCCTCTTACAAAGTTGGATTCATTCTTCCAGTATCCAAGCTTGTAGTCATCTATGACAGAGGACATCTCCTGAGGCTCAAAATCTCCCTCCAGGTGCACTGAATCTGTATCAGCATAGATGAATCTGTCATACTCCATCTGTGCTGTCCTGATCGTTTTGTTTCTTGCATAGGCCGTACAGAAGATTCCCACAGGAACATAGACAGCATCTTTTATATACTTTCTTTCCACCTTGTACTTTATGACTCCATCTTCCATGACAGGCATCTTTTCAATGATCTCCGGAGATGTAGCAAACTTGCCATACAGATTGTTGAGCATCAGTTTGGCAAGCTGTCTGACAGCACCTGTAGATTTCTCCTTTACCTTGTACCAGGTATCAATGTAGTCATTGAAAATGCCTTCCTTTGCCTGGAAGGACCAATAGCCAAGCCATTGGATATCCCAGACATCGTAATGATCAAAGAACAGCTCAAGGTCTACATTGCACATGGTAAGATCCACAAGGCCATCTGACTCCACAAGGTACTCATTTCCATTGTAGAAAAGTGAATTTTTGATCTGCACGCATGGCAGATATCCTTTCTTCAGTCTGAACTGACAGGTAAATTTCTGAATGTACAGAGGCCTTCTCAGATCCTCCTTATACTTTCCATCAAAGTACAATGGTGCTCCTACAGGATAGACATTGTACCGCATGGCCCATGGATAAAGACTGTTGACATCATAGACCTTGCCTGCACCTATATCCCTGTTCTGAAACTTTGGATTGACATAGGTCCATCCGCCTCTGTATGCCCTCCTGAGCAGTCTGTCTGTTTCAGGATCTATCACCGGGAACCACTTGCTGAACTGATCCTTCCCAATGATGCTCTTGTAGTTTGACAGGGCATCGGCACCGATGGTCATTTTCGTAAGTCCCTGCTGAAACTGAATATTCAGGGCCCTTGCCATGATCTCAACATCGTTCTTCAGATATTCCTTTTCTTCAGGAGTGAACTGATGCCCTCTTTCTCTTGGTGCCATGTAGTCCATTGTCAGCTTCTGAACCGGAAGCTGAAAGTCCTTGGCAATCTTCTTTACTGTAAAGGGAAGCTTCTTCAGAGAATCATAGATCACCACCTTGCGATAGTAGGCCCTCTTGCCCATCTTATAGGCCTTGAAGCATATTTCCATCTCATATATCTGGTTATCCCCATTGATAAGCGTATTGAAGGACATTGAGCATGTATCCTCTTTCTTCACAAATTTGTAGCCTGACTTCAGCAGATACCAGATGATGAACTGGGAATCAAAACGCAGATTGTGAAAGTACATATCGCAATTGGCAAGCTCATTGCACTTGCTTAGGAACCCTGATATATCGGTCCCATAATAGATATCGTTTACATCATCAATGTTGCAGATGGACCAGGCCCATACCCTGCAGTCATTGACATCTACTGTTGTTTCAAAATCGGCCGTGTATTTCCTTTTCATTACTCAAGCTTTTCCATTTCCTTCCTGAATGCCTGATACCTTTTCTTGTCCTTCCTGAAGGCTTCTACCTCTGACTTGATCTCTTCCCTCTTATTTTTGATGGTCAGAACCTCATCATAAATGAAGTCAAAGTCAAATGCCGATGAAAGATGGAACAGGCCAAGAAAGTCAATGGCATCTACATTTAACTCCCTCAGGATGGACCTGACCTGACTTGCAAAATGCTTTGATATGGAATTTTCTACACCTTTCAGCCAGTTGTCCATCAGATTCTGTATCCTGGTATCACTGACAGATGTAGCCTTACCTCCATAGGATCCGTACTTCTCCTTGAAATTCAGAGCTGACAGGTTGATCTCCCTGGACAGGTTCTCACCTTTGTAGCCAATAGTCTTGCCTCCACCTATGTTGATACGAACCGGAATGAAGTCATTGCTTTTGGATATCGTTGCATTGTACATGTTGCTTTTCTCCCTTACAATGCCTGATTTGGTCAGTCTGGCATAGGTATAACCGCCTGCCTTTTCAATAGCCCTTGAAAGCGTTGTCCTGAACTTGTTTTGAGCATTTACCTGAGCAATGGCCTTCTTGTAGTCCTGCTTTGACATATAGACAGGCCTTTCCTCACCGCCTGCAATCGTTGTACCGATCTTCTTCAATCCGTATTTACGATCCGTAAACTCTGTAAGCTGTGCTGTCTTTTCCCTGACCTGCCTGATGCTTGGCCTTCCTCTTTTGGTGTCAGGCTTCAGTACATCAAACATGGATGAACTCAGACCAAACACTTCCGGTGTTATGTCAGGATCCTTTCTTAACTGCCTCTTGAATTTTGCCTCTGCCCTGGTAAGGGCCTCACCATATTCCTGTAAAGCTATATCGTATTTTGTTTGTTTCTTAGCCATTATATGTAACCTCCTGTAAGGATATTATACCGAATAAGAAAGGGAGGTTTTTGGACCTCCCTTAATCTTAGGCTTCAAACGGATATCCAAGGTCCTCAATCTTTTCTGCTGAGAGCTCCTTGCGTTCCCACTTGCCATCCTTCTGTGCTGGGGCAATGGATTGAGACAGCCTGATCTCTTCTCCATTCTCCGGAACAGGCAATGCTACAGAGAACGCTGTGTGATCCGGTGTGACCTTAACAAGCTTGGCCGATACCATGAACGTGATGTCATCATGTTCTGCCAGGGCAAAGCTGAATGATGTTCTGCCATTGTCACCTGTGTAGATGAATGACAGCTTGGACATCGGAACCAGGATCCTCTTCCATTCCTTCTTAGACTGATCAGACTTAGTAGTGTTGTTGTTTTTCAATGCCATTTTATTTTCCTCCTTATATTATTTGGCATATCCTCAGGACACCTACCTGGGATACACCTAAATACTATCACACCGAAATATGATTGTAAAGTAGTTGAGTGAAACTGGTACACCATAGGCCGTGGACAGAGGTCAGGACAGAGCTGGATGCAGAACCTGGACAGGACCGATGAGGATACTGGCACAAGTACCTGGGTGTCCAAAAATTTGGACAGGCAAATGGTGCCTACTACATCATCACATAATT